GAAACGGCCCCGGGCTTGTGGCGCCGGGGCCGTTGCGTGCGTCGGTTGACGATCAGGTGGCGCTGTGCTGGTACAGCTTCACCGCGTTGACGTCGAGCAGGTTGCCGCCCGCGCGGGCCCACGCCAGGAAGCCGATCTGGCCCTTGCTGACGAACGGGCTGTCGTCGAAGCGGAACAGCTGCACCTGCATGGCGTCGCGGATCATGTACTTGTGGAAGTTGCCGAACGCCAGCGACTTGGTGTTGGCCGCAGGCACCGCCAGGTCGTTGTTCAGGTACACCTGGTAGCCCAGCAGGCGATCGACCAGCCCCGAGGTGAAGCCCTCGTCGTAGCTGGGTGACCAGATGGGCCGGCCGGCGGTGTCCTTGATCTTGCGGATCACGCGGCGCATCGTCTGCGACATCATCCAGCCCGGCTCGGTGCCGGGCAGCTGCGGCGTGGTGATCGGCGTGTCCAGGTAGGCCGCATCGAGCGAGTCGATGATGTCCACCAGGTCGTCGTAGATGATGGTGAGCGTCTGGCCGGTGGTGCCGGTCTTGCCCACCGACGCAGCCGTCACCATGCCGGTCGGCTGGCCCGAGCCGGTGCCGGTGGTGAAGTGCTGGTTCATGATGCGGCCGATGCGGTCGCGCACGCGCTGGTTTACCAGGCCGATGATGTCGATGCTGGTGTCCTGCAGCAGTTCGATCGGGATGGTGATCGTCTTGCTGCCGTACTTGAAGGTGTTCAGCGCGCGGGTCGCAAACACCGGATCGGCGGTAGCGGCCTGGACGTTCTGCGCCACCAGTTCGCCCACCTCACCCGTGCCATCCGTGGTCGGGTAGCTCAGGTCGGCGCCGTTCTCGGTGGTGATCTGGCTGGCGACCTTGCGCATGAAGCCGTAGGCCTTGAGCAGGTCGACCAGCTCCGACGCGACCAGGGTCTGCACGGTGAAGCCACCTTCCGAGCCGGTGGTGGTGCTCATGGTGTTGCGCACCTTGAGCGCCTCTTCGTGGCTCATCTCCCGGGCGCTCTTGCGCAGGAAGATCTCCAGGCCTTCGCGCAGCTCGGTCTTCTTGGCCTTGACCGGGTCCAGCTGCTGGGCGTCGTCGAAGCGCGATTCGCGCTCGGCGTCCAGCTGCTTCTGGTGCGCCTCGATCTGGCGCTGCAGGCGCTCGGCTTCGTCGCTGTCGGCGTCGAAGATGGCCTGGTCTTCCTTGCTCCAGACCTGCGCGCCCTTCTCGGCCAGCAGGTGGTTCATCTTCTTGTTCAATGCTGCGAGACGCTCCCGCAGGGCTTGGATGCTCGTCATGGTGTGAGTCCTTTCAGTGATGACGAAAAAAAGCCGCCCGAGGGCGGCGGTATCGACGCGGGATGCGTCAGATGCGGTTGGCGCCGAACAGCGCGGTGACGCGGTTGCGGCGGTGCTGGTGGGCCTGCAGCAGCTGCTCGAGCGGCGGCTCTTCGGGCTGCGACAGCTGCGGTGCGTTGGCGTAGGCGCTCAGGTTCCAGCGCGCCTGTTCCTTCTTGCTGGCCGGGTCGATGGCGTCGATGAACTTGTGGTCTAGCGCTTCCTGCGCGGTGAACCACGTTTCGGCATCCATCCACGCGCGCACCTGGTCGGCGCTGGCGCCGGTGCGCTTGGTGTAGTCGTTGGTGATCGTGCCGTCGATCTTGTCCAGCAGATCCGCGGTGGCGCGCAGCTCGTTCTTGTTGCCGTAGGCCAGCGTCCAGCTGTTGTGGATCATGAACAGGCCGCCTTCGGTCATGCGCACCTCGCTGGCGGCCAGCGCCAGGTAGGTGGCCGCGCTGGCGGCCATGCCGTCGATGTGACTGATGACCTGGCCCGGGTGCGCGACGATGGCGCTGGCCATGGCCCGCGCTTCGAACACGTCGCCGCCGGGGCTGTTGATGTGCAGATGCACCGTTTGGTCTCCCACGCCGGCCAGGGCCTCGATCAGCGCCGATGCGCTGGCGCCCCACCAGGCGTCGATGACGTCGTACACGTAGATGTGCGCGCCGTCGGCAGTACTGTCCATGCGGATGCTGGGCTGGCCTTCGGCGCGGGCGTTGTCGCGAAGCAGCTGCATCAGCTTGTTGAGGGGTTTCATGCGGGTGCTCCGGTTGGGCCGGGGTCGCGCGGCGCGCGGTACGGCTGATCGCCGCCCTCGATAGGCGGCATGTTTTCGAGCTTGCGGATCTCGTTCACGGTGTAGTAGCCGTCGCCGGTACCGGGCCCGCCGAGACCAGCGCGGAAGCTCTCGGCCTTGGCCTTGCTGTCACCGCGCAGCAGCGCGTCCAGGCTGAACTCGACGAACTGGCCGGCGCGGCGGAACAGCTTGCGGTTGAGCTCTTCTTCCCAGCGGCACAGCATCGGCGCCAGGGTGAAGCGCACGAAGCCGAGCGTGATCTGCTCGACGCCGGTGCCCCAGCTGCTGGTCTTCTCGTTCTCGCCGATCATCACCGGCGGCACGCCGAAAGCCTGGCAGATGTCCTCTTTCTCGAAGCGGCGGCTGGCCAGCAGCTCCATGTCCACCGGGTTGATGCTCAGCGGATCGACCTTGCCGCCCTGCGTCAGCACCAGCGGCAGCTTGCGCGCCGATGGCCCGACCATGTAGGTGGCCACGAAACTGGCGCGCAGATCCGCCGCCTGCTTCTCGTTCAGGCTGTTCGGGTAGGTGAGCGCGATCTGCGGCATGGCGCCGTCGCCGATGGTGCGGCCCATGTACTCGGCCGCGGCCAGCGAGTTGCCCACCGCATTGCGCGCCGCCCACTGCACCACGCTCATCGAGCGCACGCCGTCGAAGCCGAAGCCCGGGAAGTGCAGCATGTCGTCCTGGTCCAGGCTGTACTGCTTGCCGGTGGCCACGTCGTACACGTCGTAGGCCAGGCGGTAGCCGTTGCGGCGCACCGCCACGCAGTCGGGGTGCAGCGGCAGCAAGCCGGTGACGGCGCCGCCGGCGCTGGCGCGGGTGTCGCGCACGATGCGGGTGAACTGGTCGCCACGCAGGCCCCAGCACTTGACGATCCAGTCCTTCCAGCTGGCGCTGGTCCAGGCGTCGTGGGGTTCCTCGTTCAGCAGCCACCACAGCGGCGTCGGGCTCATGCGCTCGCGCTCGCCGCTGTTGTTCACGCGGTACTGGTGGATCGGCAGCTGGACCACGGCGCCGGCCAGCTTGCTCAGGCACGCGTACACCGTGCTGACCATCATGGCGGTGCTGTCGGTGACGGCATATCCGCTGGAGCTGCCAAGCGGCTGGAACAGGGCGCGCATGGCGTCGTTGTCGCTGCTGACCGCCGTGAGGGTGCCGTTGCGCACAGCAGGCACGATGCCGGCGCGCTCGACGGCGCCTTGGCGGCCAGCCAGGAAGTTGGCCAGCACCGAGCTGCTGTGCTGGCGCGCCTGCAGGTCGAAGGTGCGGGCGCTCATGCGGTGGCCTCGGCGTTGAGGTTGACGAAGGCCTGCGAGTGCTGTCCGGAGTTGTCGACGCCCACCATCGCCCGCCCCATCGCCAGGATGATGGCGATCGCGGCGTCGATCTTGTTCTCGGCCTTGCTCTTGCGCGGGAAGATGTTCTCGTTGCGGTCCTCGAACACCTCGACGTTGGCCAGCATCCACACGGTGGCCAGGTTGGGCTGGAAGTGGAAGCGCCCGGCGTCCACCAGCGCGGCGACCAGCTTCATCGGCTCGCTGAGGTTCTTGGTGGTCATCGGCACGTCGACCACCTCGAAGCCGCCGGCCTGCAGCGCCGGCGAGATCTCGCGGCTGCCCCAGGCGTCCATCGCCACCTCGGCCACTACGTGCAGCTCGCTGTCGGCCTCGATGTCTTCCTGGATCTGGCGCAGGTCGATCATGTTTCCAGACGTCTGCACCAGGTGGCCCTGATCGACCCAGGCCTGGTAGTGGCCGTTTTCCGGCTTCTGCACGGCGGCCTGGGGCAGCCAGTTACGGGTGAAGGCGTAGTAGTGCCACTCGCCGGCGATCTCGCGGCGGAACACCTTGGCCTTGCTGGCGATGTCGTTCTTGCTGGCCAGGTCGGTGCCGGTCCAGCAGGTCTCGCCGCGGAAGTCCTCGGCGTTGAGCGCCGGGTCGGCGCAGCGCTGCAGGTTCTCCAGGTTCAGCCAAGGCGACGCCGCGGCCACCCACACGTTGAGGTGCTTGGTCTTGAACACGGCCGCCTTGCGCGGGTCGCGCACGGCCTCGAGCTGTGCGGTCAGCAGGAAGTCCTCGAACACCGACACGCCGAAGTTGGGGTTGGCCTTGATCAGCGCCTCGGGCTGCGTCCAGTCGTCGCCGGCGTCGATGCCGTAGACGATGCCGAAGCGGATCTCGTCGACCTGCACGCCTTCCAGCATCTTCTGCAGCTCCACCTGGTGCTGGTAGCACGGGCCGCCGATGTTGCTGCCGGCGGTGGTGATCATCAGCAGCAGCGGCTGGCGGCGCGCGCCCATGCCGGTGCGCATGGTGTCGTACAGCTCGCTGCTGGTGTGCTCGTGGTACTCGTCGACCAGTGCGCAGCTCGGGCTGGCGCCGTCGCCCGGGTTGCCGATCACCGGCTCGAATTTGCTGTTCGTGTCCAGCACCACCAGGCTGGTGACGTTGACCAGAACGCGGAACTTCGCCCGGTACGCGGCGCCCACGTCGCCGTTGGCCATCAGCCGCGCGGGGCGGAACACTTCCAGCGCCTGGTCGCGGCTGGTGGCGCCGCTGTAGACCTCGGCGCCGTGTTCGCCATCGAACGCCAGCATGTACAGGCCGATGACCGCGGCCAGCGTGCTCTTGGCGTTCTTGCGCGGCACGTACAGGTCGGCCACGCGGAAGCGGCGCTTCTGCGTGTCACGGTGCACCCAGCCGAAGATGCTGGCCAGGATGAATACCTGCCAGCCCTGCAAGCGGATGCGCTCGCCGCGCGCCGCCCAGTCGCCCTTGATGTGCGGCTGGAACTCAGCGAACGCGCAGACGCGCTGCGCCGGGCGGTAGATTGGCAGACCCAGACCTGTCTTGTCGGGCAGCTCGGGGTTGAACAGGTACGGGAAGGCATCGGTGCCCTGGCGCTCCAGGTCGCGGCGGTGGCGCTGGCAGGCCAGGCGCTCCCACTTGCAGGCCGGCCGGCGGCCGCTGAGCACGTCGTCGACGTACTGCTCGGCCAGGGCGATGTAGTCGCGCATGGTCAGCCCTCGATGACGCGCGGCGACGGCACGTCCACCATGTTGACGGTCTGCCCGGCCAGCGGGTGCGTGCAGTCGCTCAAGAACTGGATACGGCCGTCGGTGACGAAGGTGTGGCAGCGCTTGTCTTGCGACTCGAACTGCGGCGCCGGCTTCGGACACCCGGCGGCATGCCACGCCTCGAATGCGGCCTCCCCGGCGTCGGTGAAGCCACGGCCCGTCACCAGCACGCTTGGTGTGAAGGTCGGCTTCTCAGCATTGCCGTTCCAGCCCCAGCGAGGTCCTGGGCCTTCGCCGGTCCAGACCACGTGCATCTCGCGGCAGCCAGGGCAGAAGAAGCCGAGGCCGCCCTTCTCAATGTTGCGCAGCACGCGAGAGAGCAGGCCCATCAGTTACCACCTGCGAAGCGCTTTCGCGCGCCACGCATCACAAGGTCGTGATACCGGCGATGCGAGTTGAAGATGCCGCGCGCCTTGAGTTCCGCGCGCGCCTCCTGCAAACACCGACACCAGCGACGCGGGTCGCTATCGTGCAGTGACGCGAATGCTCGAGTAGGCATCAGATCGCCCCGAAGCCGGTGGGCTTGTCGTCATCCATGCCCGGCAGGCGGTACTGGGCATCGTTGCGGCTGGCCGTCACGCGGCTGCGGCTGGACGGGCTCATGCCGAAGCTGGCCAGGTAGCGGTCGACCTGCTGGCTCAGATCCCCGGCCAGGCGTGACAGGATCGACTCGCGGGCGAAGCCGGTGGGCGTGGGCTGCCACAGCGCGCGCGTCACGTCCTCGCCGGCGTCGGCCAGGCGAACCTGCTCCGCGGCCAGCGCGCGCTCGACCTGCTGCAGCCGACCATAGGCGCGGCAGTACAGCTCGAGCGCCGAGCGGTCAATGCGGGTCAGCAGGTTCAGCTCGAGCAGCAGCGGCGTGATGCGCTTCCACTCCTTGCGGGCCTCGGGCGCCAGGTGCTGCGGCATCGGCGGCAGCCCGACTTCCGGGTGAACGCCATCGGCCAGGTCGGCAGCCCGCAGCGGGCGGTGCGACGTGCCCGTGAAC